TGGCCTCCAGTTTTGATGATAAATAATCGCGCTAACTAGGTTAACGCGATTTTATTTTGGTTCACTTGCACTTTTCTCAATGCGGTCAGCCTCAGCAAGAGCCTGATCACGAAGCATGGTATCCATTGCAATGTCTTCGCTGACCCATGACGGGCGAACCCCAGAGCCGTAGGCCCTGACGGTTGCACCTATGCTTAGGTCCAGAGCCTCAGCATAGTCCCTGAGGCCCTGCGCCTGTTCATGTAGTGTCTCAGTCATCACAGGCCCCACTTCTCTGCACAGATAGGCCCGATGCCCATCTCTATGCTCACGGGGTCTGTCAGATTGCGCCCACAACAGGCACAGATGCCTGTGTCGCGCCCATACTTTACCGCAACCCCGCGAGGGTCTTGAGCGGCCCTTAAAACCGCATGGGGCGTGTCATCATGACAGTTACCACCAGCCTTAAACTTGCCGCCAGCTATCTTTCCTTGGTAGTCATCACCAGCCTTCACATAGACCGCGCCAGCATTAGCAGCGGGTTGCCCATTTTTGAGTTTTACAGGTGCAAGGCTAAATTTGAGGCCCTCGGCCCTGAAGACAGGCCGCTTGACCTTAGCGTGAACAAGCAAGTCTTTTATCTTGCCCACGTTAACGTCAATGCTCCTAGCGTCACGGACCACTTTGTTTGCGGCCATTTTTGCAATCATCCGCTCGGCAGCGGCCCACTGATTAGGTGACAGCCGCCCCTTTGCGAGGTGCTGGTCAACAAGTGAACGGGCGAAGCCGTTCCAAGTCATCATTTCCTCTAGCTTGTCGAGGACAACGTCTTCATTTGATAGATTATCCATGTTCATCCCTTTTTGATTAACTACTGGTTTCTATTTGGTTGCCATGCAGCAAAGCCCAGCGGCCTTAGTGGATAGCAACCGCCCCGCCGAAGCGGGGCAGTCTTGCAGTCAGGCCTCCAAGGCGTCCAATGTCGCGTTGACAGTCGCAGTCTCGGCGGCAGCAGCAGCGGCAGTGGCGTCAGCTTCTGCACGGGCGGCAGCGCGTATTGCCTTCAGTTCGCGAATAGCGTCCTCGAACTCTGCAATGGCATCGTCATCCAAGCCCTCGACAAACGAACCTGTCTTTTTGAACAGGCCGCTTTGATCGTTGCGCTCCCACTTGAACTTGCCGATTACCTTTTCAGCCAGCGCACGGGCAGGGCTGACCTCGCGGGTGTTTACGAATTCCCGCACGATGTGTGCCTCTTTGGTGATTTCAAGGTCACCAAACAATTCGCTGACTGCGTCAGGTGTGGCGTTGTCACCAAGGCCATGATCACGGCGTATGCCACGGGCAGCAGCCACTGAGTTTTCCCAGTACCGCTTTGCAGAGGCCTTGCTGATCCCAGCACCGCCATCCTCAACTGAGGCCTCAAGGGCCGCTTTGAACGGTACAGATATCGACTTGTTGACCCGCCCAGACTTGGCCCAGCCGTCATCACCAAGGCCCAGCAATGTCGCAGTGATCTCACAGTACACTGTGAGTTTGTTGCGTTGGATGCCGTCAGCATTGTCCTTCGCGTCCCCCTTCAGGGCTGCAATGTTGCGCTCTGCGCTCTGAATGTTAGAGGCAACCATAGTGTCGATTTCAAAATTAATAGCCATGAGTGTGATCCTTCCATAGATCGTTTGATTTTGGTTCATTTGAACCTTGCGAGAATTCGCATCACTGACACCCCGCAGGGTGCCAGAAATTCGCATTCCTTAGGCCTCTTTCATTGATAGGACTGTGACCCTGCCATCGCATTGGTGACGGCTGAGGTCATTGAAGTTGAGGTCAGTGCCAAGGTGCTTAACCATGTGGGCCACATAGCTCACATCAAAGACATCATCTTGATCAAACCCAACCTTGTGTTCCTGTTTGAGGAATTCGTCAGTGTCCAACCGCCAGCGGCCACCTTGCATTGCTACAATATATCGCCAATCGCGTGCGCCTTGCTGACGCGATGTGATGGTCAGCGTGCTGACCTCACCGTCTACATCAATGAGGATATCAATTGTGATACCAGCGGCAGTGATATGCGAGACTGAAGATTTTATTTGTACATTCATTTAAATGATCCTTTATGTTTTGCCTTACGTGGCAGTTTCTTTGTCTTCATTTGCACCACTCTGGTGCGGTACTTTGGGGTGCGAAGGTCTCGCGCCATTGGGTTCCTAGTATTCATAACAAACTCGCTTTGACATTATGCGGCTCTGAACCGCTCTGAATTGAGTGCCACCGCCAAGGCGCATGGCATTGTTTTGCAGCGCACATCCGCGCTCATGGTAGTCATTCGCCATCTTCTCATCGCCCTGCGCTAGCATCTTGAATGCCATGTTGTATGCAGCGGCTGCATTGTCACACATGGTGATTTGCATTGCGGTGAGGGGTGCAGTGTTTTCGGTTGCTTGTGTCAAGAATTGCATTGTGTCACTCCCGTTTGATTTGATTGATATTGTGAAAAGTTCAATTGAACCTTTTACGATACCAACCAACCCGCCGCCGACATCTTTACATATCGAAGTTTAAGACCAGCGGGTTGAGTTATCGTTTTCATTTGCGGGGGCAGTGTCAAAGCTTCGCGGCACATCAGACTGGTCATTCTCAAACATTTAACCAACTCACTGTCTCACGTTCACAGTGTCGGCATCCGATGTGCATATGGTCAGCAGCACATCCCCGCATTAAAGTCTGGGTTATTCCTCTGATGATACGAGCGTGTCCCTCTGTCCCCTTTTACAGACCTTTAAGTGAACCAGTATATCTGGCGGCGTGTGCCTCGCGGCGCGGTTTCGTCGGTGAGCCTATTGGCTGGCCTTGTGAGGCTATGTCGGCGGGGCGTTGTGAGCGAAGCGGCTCGTTGCCTTCCCTGCGTCTGTCATCCTTGTCCCACAAAGTAACGGTAAAGAAAACCCCTTATTTAACATTTTTGTGCAATTGAACTTAATTAATTTATAGTGTGTTGATTTCATTGACTATTATATTGACCATTTGTAATTGATCTGCCTGATATTACATGCAAATGCATACAAATCGACGAGCAGCGTGTCATTTGGGGGGTCAGAACATGGATAAAACATGGATAAAACGAACCACTTTTGCCTGAAATAAGTCCCCAATTATGGGTCGGTCAGATTTTTAAGAGAAGGTTTGTTTTTTCTTGTTTAATTACATTGCTTTAAGCCCATTTTCATACGGTATTTTGAGGCTTTTTTGTGGCTAATTTCTACGGCTGTGACGGACGCTTTTGGCCGAAAGTAAATAGTGATACATACTTTTTGGGTATGCTAGCTGCTGTCACCCTTTCCCAGTTGGACAGGCCCAAAGGTGCCTGATATGATCAGAGGTGAAAGACCGCGCCCGACAGCCAGCGCAGCGTCACATGACAGACAACCACATAGGGAAGTAAACAGATGACCAAGGATACAGGCAAAGACAAACAGGACAGTAAGGTAGTGCCAATCAGTAAAGCTTCAGTGGGTAGAGCTACAGGTGCCAGTGGCAAGACCAGACAGAGGTCAGCTAAGAGACCCTCAGGCCTTACAGACAAACAGGAAGCCTTTTGCGAGGGGGTGGTGCAAGGTCTCAGTTTATCGGATGCGTACAGAGCAGCATATGACCATGCAGGGATGGCAGCTCACACGGTCAACCGAGAGGCACACCGCCTCATGACAAACCACCAGATCACCACCAGATGTGAGAGCCTTCACGCCCAACAACAGCAGATGCAGCGTATGCTGGCACTCGGACGGTCTCAACAGGTTTTGAAAAGTCTTGAGGATATCGCCCACGATATTGAGATGCCGCCCAACAGCCGTGTCGCTGCGTTGGTCGCGCTTGGCAAGAGCTGCGCCCTGTTCACCGATGTGATCGAAACGTCTGACATCACCGCCGAACGGTCAGCCGATGATATCAGGGAAGCGATAGAGGCCAAGCTTGCGCGGTATCAGTGACCAGCCCCGTTAAGTTCACTTGCACCAAACGCCTGATGGGTCGCGCCCTGCATGTCAGCCCTGCCTGTCACTGCCTGTGCAGCCCCGTGGTGCCTGACCTGATCCTGTTGGCACCCTGACTGCCCTGACACTGCCTGTCACGCCCTGACAGAAAGCTTTTCTTTTCCATAGAAATGAACGCGCACCGCGCACGCGAATGAGTTTAAAGAACGCGCGCGAGGCACCCCCACCCACCCCCGACCCCCCTCACACACGCACGCCCACGCGAGATCACATACATA